TAGGTCAGCCATTTTTTGCTCTAGTTTCCAACGAGCCTCATCTTGTTTTAAATCCTTTTGTTCAATATGAACTTTTAAATCACCAATAGCATTCATAATTTTATCAACCTGGGCATGAGCTTCTTTCTGAGCCTCACGCTGTCCGGTTGTTATCCTACTATGCAACTCCTTCATGTCTTCGTTTAACTCCAAACGTCTTTTTTCTACTAAATGAAATAAATCTTCCGTATCTTGTTCCGTTTGGGCAATCTTCTGCTCATGAACGGCTAACATTTTATTAATGCAATTAGAAACATCTGATATTTTTTCAATAGCAGAATCAAGTTTAGAGAAGACTTCTCTAGTAGAAGTAATTTCTTTCTCTAATAATGCAACTTGTGTTTCTAATTCCTTAGCCATGATGTTTTATTTTTTAACTGCTGGTTTGCGACCTCTTCGCTTTTTACCTGTAGCTGCAGATGCTACTTGTTTGGCTTGTTTGCCAACATTTTTAACTGCTTTACCGACATCGTCGATTTCTTTTTTAACTGCCTTTGCTCTTTTTACAGTTGCTTTTTTAACAGCTTTTCCTGCATCAACAGCATCCTTTTGGTCAACCTTTCCGTCTTTATTAAAGTCAAAAAAGGCTTTTAATTTTTCCAATAAACTTTGTAACATAATATGCCTCCAATAGTATAGTTTATTAATTACGTAATGATTATTTATGTAATTTCAGTATTAGGTTTAGGTTCCATCTCACCTTTTCCTAAAATAAAATTTGTTGGCGGTTGCCAGCTTCCTTTGTATTTATATTGATTTGGATATGGGTTATAAGGTTTGACATCTTCCATAGTAATTACTTCACGTGGATATTTTTCATATATCTTTTGTATATAATTATGCCCATCTAATAACCTTCTATACCCATTTAATAAAGCTACATCAGTCATTTCCTTTGTGTAATTATCCCTAGTAGCATCAAAAGGAGTCATGTCCTTATCTCCGGCTAACCATGCTTCTGGGTTTGCAAATGCTTTACCTACTGACTGTTCTCTAGCTACTGTATAACTTACAACTTGTTCTAATGTATTTCTTCTATGTGAATATATTATTTTATCTGAAAACTTACAAAATTTAAGACATATATCAATTATTTCATTTGAGTTTAAAAGAAAGCCTCTTTCCAATTGTGTAGGATGTAATTTAGCAATAACATTTTTACCATAGGCAAATGTGTTGAACTTTTCTTCTATTATTTTGTCTGCGTCTTGAGCTCTAAAATCACTAAAAAGCTCACCCATGCTTCCGAGATTATATTCTTCTTTTAATTTGTTAAGGAGTGTCCAACTTCCTGTGCGAAAGTTGCCTACTATTAGGATTTTCATAATTTATTTAGAGTTACGTCTTATGACTGTTCCCCCTTTCTTTTGTATTTCTTTTTGTTTCTTTTTAGATACACCGGGCTCGCCTTGAGGGCCAACACCTAATCCGGCAATGGCACCACCACCTACACCCATCATTTCATCTAGGTCCTGTATGTAATTTTTAAATGATATTAGATTGTGATTTTCTAATAGTCTTGCTTGCTCTTGAACTTTAGGGTCTGTTTCAAATAATTCGATTAACGTTTCAATTGGTGTTTCCTCATCTATCTCTTTATATTCTCTTAAAATAGAGAGTGCAGCTGCGAAAGTTAAAAGTCTTTTAGCGTTCATATCGCTAGACCTTGTTAATGCTTTTTGTATTTTAAATACGAAACGTTGAAGTAAGCTGTATGCTTCTAACTCTTGATTTGTTTGTGGTTCTTTTATTTTCTTGGCGTCTTTATCTACTAGGCCCAATTTATAGGCATCTGATTGAACAATCGGCGTGGAAAGTAATCGCAATATGCGATATACTACTACGGAGTCTACAAATCTTGACATTTAAATTTCCCTAAGTTTATCCAATACCTTTCCATCTAATGGAATGTTAAAAAATTCCGACTTTGTTGGCTTTGCTATCTCATCCAACGGCACCCTTTTCAAATAAACTAAAAAGGACTTTAATATTGCCCAATACTTTTCCTCAATTTGATAGAAAAGTAAACGTGTCGCAGAGTTCCCGAACACATTATATAGCACTACTAGATGGTTAAGTATTAGCCTTTCGCTTAATACACCGTTTTTCGCATATCTGCCAAACAATCTTTTTAGATACTTAAACCGTTTTAAGTCTTGTTCTAAATCATCCATGCCTTCGCATTCTGGATTGTTATAATTCTTTATAGCATATATGAGAAAGTTATTCTCATTTATTTCAATCATACATTATTTAGTTAGTAACAGTAGCAGTTCCTCCAATCATAAACCACTTACCGTTGGCACATAGTAAAGTAGCAGTGTGACCTGCCTCCGTAAATCTAATAAGGTCGTGCTGAACATCAGAGTCATCTAAGTCTACTGTATATCCACCTGTATTACTTGTCATAATAATAATTTTAATTTGACCTTCAGTTCCTGTTCCAATACTCAAAGTCCCGCCTGATGATAGGTTATTAAGATAAGTAACGTTAGTTGTTATACTAACAGAACCCAATGAAGTCATTGTATCTACATCGCCTATTGTAACTTTATCTGTAAAAGCTACAGGGGTAGGAACCGTAGCTAAAAGATTAGCAAAAGTTATTTTACTACTTGCACCATCTTTAACTAAATAGAGAGTATCAGAAGCAGCTGCTCCCGATACACTCGTTAGTTCACTTAATTTTTGATCAGCCATTGTTAATTACTAATTAACTGTCTGGGAATTCAGCGTCGTCATCTGCTCCACCAGCTGCCTCATATTCAGCATCTGTTGAAGGTTGTGCCATAGCTACTAGAGTTTCGTAAAGTTTTCTAGAACCTACAGTTTTAACGTGGACCCAACCAGGTTGTGCAATCCCATTAGTAGCTGCGACTTCGGCCTCGTCTACCATGTAGATATCAGCTGCATCGTAACCAGTTACGACAGGCTTCTGAGTTGTTTTATTCCATGCGGACATTTTTTTCTCCTATTTTATTTTTATTTATACTATAAATTGTTAAGTTGTTTTCTTAATTACAGGTTTAGTTTTAGGTTTCATACCTGGAAGTTCCGGTTGAACAGGTTTCTTTTGCCCCATTCCAGGAAGTTCTGGTTGATATGCCTCATTGTCAGCTTTATGTGATTTATCTACATTTTTGAAAAACTCTTTGGTTTCTGCATCTGACATTTTACCTAAATCTTTGCCCTTAAGCATTTTCTTAAATTTGTCTTTGTAAGACTCCGGCATATTATCGCCTTTCATCTTTTTAAGTTTGTCCATTGACTTAGAAAGTTCTTTATTACCTTTCTTTAATGTGTCTTTTAATTCAGGACTAATAGCCTTTGGTCTAGATACTTTATATTTAATATCCATTTCAGATAGACTTTTAAGAACATTTGAATATTCTGTTTCGTTCTTTAAGTTAGGCATCTTTTTTCTCATATGAGGTTGTTGCCTAATTGCCTCAGGTTGTCCGAAGTCTTTAGATGAAAGTTGCTTCTTAACTTTAGCTCCCTTCTTCTTAATTTTCATTCGCTGACCTTTGTCTACTACTTGTTGTTCTATTACTTCAAGCGTTTTTGATATTAATGTGTTTTCCACTTGGGTCTCCTCTTTTTTGTCTTTTGCATCAAGTTTGGCTGCTATTGCCATTTCTCGTTTTTTGTCCTTAGATTTACCTTTAAATTGAGGTGCATCTGAATCCTGAAAATCTTTAATTACTTCTCCCATGTCGGCTTTTTTAATATCTATACCTTCTTCCATATCCTTTTTCTTTTTGCCGTGTGTTTTACATGGTGTTTCTCCACACCCACAATTCTTTTTCTCTTCCTCGACTTCTTTAGTCTCGGGGTCATCGTGCGTATAGCCTTTCTTCTTTAACTTATCATGGTCTTTTTTATCTTTTGCCATTTTAACTTTATCATCTTTGAACATTTTATGAGGTTTTACTTCCTCCATTAATTCGCTTAATGGAATTTCAGTAGTTTCTATCTCTAACTCATCTGCTTCCTCAGTTTGATACCGTGTTTTTTGTGTATGCATTCTAGTTCTTTGAAAAACTGTATCATCACCTGTTACCATAGCCATCATCTTTTGCATGACATTATTAACAGCGGCTCTTTCAGTTGGATTTAATGTTTGTCCACTTTGAAGTTTTTGTAATCCTCGATGTATCATAGGTAAAGACGCTGTCGGTGCCATTCCTTGTCTTACAAGTTGGTCCAAGCGTTTCATGTCTGGAGACATTTCTCCTAACATTATTCTTTTAATTGAATCTATTTCTGACATATTATTTACTTAATTGTTTGTATAAGAGTATTTATAACTCTAAACCACTCTATTTAACAATTTTCCATAATTCTCTGAATAAACAGAAACGTTCCTCGCCCTTATCTGTTTTATAAACAAATTGTGATGATAATATTTCTATTACTTCACCTTGAAATGCTCCGTTCAAACGACAAAAATGTTCTATTTTGTCTCCTACTTCTGGTCTTTTCATATTTGTCCGTTTACTCTTAGCCCTGTTAATTTTTCATAGTAGCCATTCTTTATTATTAGTTTTGTTGCTAATACTAGTGGGTGAAATATACTATACGGGCATTCATTATGTATACGTAATTTCACCTGATGCATATGAACACCGAATCCCATGTTATCCGATGCTTCTTTTACAACTTCATCTAATGGTAGTTCTGGTTTATAAGGTGTAAAAAGTTTTTTCCTATCAAACTTTCCTATTTCTTCTAAATGACTTAATCCCATATATTGTTTTACATCCTTAGGGTCTAAGTTACATATCTCTTCTTTTAATCTATTGTATATACGATATGCTTCTTGTTTTCTTTCTTCATTAGGCAGTTCACAATCATGATTATGATACCATGTTTCAGTTTTAAGACTATAAACTCCTATTCTAGTAGCATGAACAAAGGCATCTTTAGGAACTACCGAATACTCAAGACGTAAGCCTCTAAACATAATAGTTTCTCTGAGGTTTGGTAAATGGGGTAAAGGCCGTTCAGCCAAAAAGGCTATATCTAAATCTGAATGTTCGTGATAGTAATAAGTAGAACGTGAACCTGAAATAACAACGTCTGGAAAGTTATTGTAACAACCTGGTTGTATTTCCTCAAAAAGAGATAAAAGTTCTTCCTTTACGTCAGGTTTTAAAGTGTTATTTTCAAATAGTATAGGGTCTAAGTGTTCCTGCTTTTGAACAATATCATCTATTAACAGTTCCATCTACGTCTGGCAGCTTTGCCCCTTTCACCTGTCCATGATTTACTTCTAGCACAAAATGACTTACGTCTTTTGGCTGCTTTACTACCTTTCTTTAATTTACTTGGCGGTGTTGTTACAGCTGTTTGTAACTTACTGCCTGGATTAGCTCTTCTATGGGCTGCTACACCTTTAGCTGTAAGTCCAGCACCATCTTCTGTAGGTCTTTTATGCCCTTTAGCATCGTCGCCTGTTTTATTAGGTTTATCGTCCTCATTCAGTTTTTTATTGAATGCCTTGAATCCTAATCTTTTACCTACATTGGCTAAACCCTTTGTTCTTTTCTTAACATTCTCAGGTGAAGAATCTTTTTTCATTGATTGTTGTGCAGCCTGTGAATAGTTTGCCATAGTATTAGTGCTTACTTCTTTTATTGGAACACAATTATCTACAGTTTTGCCACCTTTTTTCTTAGTGCCCATACGCTTATAGCCTTTCCAGCATACTTTGCCGTCAACACCTTTTTGTTTTTCTTCTTTTCTAAAGGTGTCCGCAGTTGCTCCTATTTTAGCATGAGGTTGCATAGAAGTTTTGCCTGTTGTTTTATTCTTCTGTGGAGTTTTAAAAAATAGATGTTTCTTTAAAGGTTTTCCTGCACCATCCTTAGGAAATATGCCTTTACCTGCCATATCTGTTCTTTGTTTAACTCCTAATTGATTTTCAATTACGTATTCTAGAAATGTTTTCATTTTCTTTTCCCTACTGCTTTAGCCTTCTTAGTCAATTTTGGTCTAAGAGTTGGCTTGTTTTTAATTTTAAATTTCTTAGCTTTATATTTGGAAGCTGAACCGCCTTTTGAAACTCTGAATTTCTTAGCTTTCTGAGACTTCATTGAACCTCTACGTTTTAGACGCTCTACCTCTTTCTTCCTAATTTGTGGTAACATACGAACAGCAATTCTACTTACAATCGGCTCAAAACGTTTAATAAGTTTTTCTAAACGTTGTTTCTCTGATGGTGGGAGATTAGTTTTATCTCTTCCACGTAAGAGCCTTTTATACATAAAGTTTCTTGCTGACCTAGTTGACCTAAGTTTAATTCTATCTGGAGAACTTGACCTTCTTAATGCCCTTGCCCTCGCAACTTTTAATTTTTGTCTATTACGTCTAGCTGCGAACCTTCTTTTAATACGTCCTTGAATAGTTAGAACTTCTGTAATGTTTAAGTCGTCATAGATATCTACATCGCCATCATTATCCTCATCTTCATCATAGAAGTCTTCGTCTGAATAACCTCCCAATGTTAAAAAGTCTTCCAAATCCATTGAATCAACTTCTTTTTCCATTTCGAGAATGTCTTGTTCTGTAAAGCCATGCTCTTCTACTTGACTAATGTAATCTAATAGTTCCTTATTTAATCCTTCTATTAAATCTTCATCGTGGTTAACATCGTCAACCCAAGCAACCTTTTTGGCTCTTAATGCTTGTTTTAATCCATGAGACATATTTCTATTCATTTTGGCATGAAAAGCTTGTGTTTTATTTAGGGGTGTTTTAGGATTGTATTTACGACCAGCAACTTTAACCTTTTGTCTAACAACTTTGCTTGGGTTTGCTAAACTTTTTATTGTGTCCTTAATTGCTCCTGCGACATCTTCTTCTACTGGAACTTTTACTGGTTCAGGTTTTTGATTAAACTTAGAACTTTGACCCGGAGTAAGTTTTTTATAATACTCCGTTCCTTTTGCGGTGCCCCATTCATGCCCGCCCGGCTTAGCGTTGTATTGAGCGTCCTCGACAACGTTCTCGCCCCCACCCCTATTCGTGTTATCCTGTATATCTATCTTTTTAAAAGTTTTGTTTTTCTCTTTATCCTTTCTCAATTTTTTCTGATTGGTAGATAAATTCTTTTTTATCTTTGGTAAAGTTAGTCCTTTTAGTGTGTCTAATTCTTCATTCTTTTTAGACATTCTATCAAATATACCACCTGGAGTGGGTTTTAAGGGATTTTGGCTGGCTCTCTTTTTATGGTCGGCAGCGTATGCATCAGCCCCTTTTTGTAAATTCTTTTTAGCTGTGGCAACACGACTACGGATTTTATCCATAAATGTTTGCTCTTTTATTGAGTCTTTAAATGATTGTAGTCGTTTACTCATACGACTATTTATAAGACTAAACTAGTTCAAAATGCGGTGCATCAATAAATGGTCTTCTTCCTTCTTTTCTACGCCAATCGACATAGGCATTCATAGCCTCTTCCATTGTGCCTTCCCATTTAGTAATATCTGCTACTGTCCAAGCTGCTCCCCATCTAATAGGAGTATTTAATTCTATAGCTGCCTGTTTCATAGCATCAGCAATATCATCATAAAGTTTAATTTCCCAACTAACTCTAGAGCCCACATAGGCAGCTAAATCTACAGCGTCACCTGTTAAATGTTTGGACTTCATAGTTTTACTTGCACCTCTAGCTACAAGTGCTTCTTGTTCTTCTATTGTTCTTAGTCCTTGAGTTACTCCGAAATCAACTTCTGTAATTTCTATTGCTCTTTCTACAACTGCACGTAATTCAGGCTTGATGCCTTCTAATCTTTCTTTGCTTATGTTACTTAATTTAAACATTTTCTAACCTCGTTAAATAAATTTTCTGATAATGCGTAATCGCTAGGTAAAGCTTTCTTAAAACTTTCGAGGTCATTGTTAATAGCATACTCTCGCATTTGTGTTGCGGATATACCTTCAACGCTATCACCGTCTGGGTCTCTTTGACCTGCGGATACAACCTCTACATTTTTAAATGTAAAGTCTTTACCATTGTATTTATTAAGAACCGAGGCGTAAGTTTCTACACGGTCGCTTCCTGCAACAAATACAACATTATCATACTCTTTATCTAACAAAGCTAGTTGATTGACAAAAGTAGGATTTGTTTTATCTGAACATCTAAAGTTTGTTTCTGGGAACAAGTTATTTAAATGTTCTACTTTTACGTCTTGTGGTAACGGATTCTTTTTGTTGTCCTGTGTATGGGATGCAACAATTACATGGTCAGCATTATTACTTTGTGCGACGTCTTTAATTTTGCTAATCAATTTAGCATGCCCCTTAGTTGGTGGGTTAAATCTGCCATATGTAAATACTACTGTTTTTGCCATTGTTTTTCTCCGTTAAAGTTATTATAACTAAATTCATATCTATTTACAAGTTTTATAGGACCACTTTTACTGATTGCCACATAGCCCTCAGGATTAGTTCTTTGTTCACCTATAAAACAAGCCACGTCATGATTTTTGTTAAGTTTGTTTATTACTTTGTTTTTAGCCGTTGTAATAGCTTTCTGAAACTCTACGACACTCTGTATAGTGTTTACTTCTGCCTGTAGTGCCTTAACTACCTGGTCTCTTTGTTCAGTTAGCTGTGTGCGTGCTTTGACTGTCTTAAGTTTATCTATTTCAATATTATATCTGTTTTTAACATATGTAATATAACTTTTAGCATGTCTTTTAGATGACGGTAATTTTTTGCCATCCATTACGAACTTGTTATTAAATGTTTTTAACTTTGCACCTATAAGTTTACTAGGAAAACTATTTTGTATATTAAGGAATTTAGTAAGTTTAGTTGGTATATTGATATTGTTTGTGTCTACACTAACGAAGCCACCTTTGTAGTTTGCATCTCGTTGCCATACATTTTTAGTTTGTTTTAAGGAATCAATACTAAAGTCAAAGGATGCTGTCATAGTTTCTAATGACTTACCTGTGTATTGTGTATGCCAAACAACTCCTATGTTTTTATCTCTGACTTCAACTTCTTGTAATCTGTAAGTAATCGTATTAGGTTGAAATGTAACATAAGCACTATTTATTCTTTTAATATCATTTTTAGTAAACATGATATCACCTTGTATAACACCCTTGATGTCTAACTTTTTAAATTCTTTAAGTGCGACCATAAATTTATCTTTAAGGTCATTAGGCAAGTCCGCCTTTTTAATTTGACCAGGGGTCTTATATAATATAGGAGTTTTATTAAAGACGGACTTTTTAGCAACAAAGAACTTACCATCACTTGGGTCTGTGCCTGCAAAGACAGCTGGGGAGCCGTCATATTTTACAGTAGGAACAAAACCTTTGTTCAACAGTTCAACACTATCTTTAGCACCCTGTGTGCCGAAGTTTAAAACTGTATCTTCTAAGTGTTCTAAGTGTAAGTTCTTATTCATACACTTATTATAAGTTCGTTATTTCAAAAAGTCAAGCACTTTTCTTGCTATTATTTTGTGTCCTGTTTCGTTAGGATGATTATCCCCAGGAATAAAGTTTGGATGTGGTATTTCTTTAAATTGGTTAATTTTAAATCCTTGCTCAACCAATCCAGAACTTAAATTGAATTTATTATCTGTTAGCATTTCTGTAAGACTTTGCTCTTTATTTAATGTATGTCGTAGTATAATATCTTCCGCCCAATCCCACAAGTGCAAAGAACCAAAGTTTCTCATAAGAACAACTTTCATGCCCCTTTGTATAGCTTTATTTACAATCGTCATACCGAATAAATTATGGTGATAAGTAAACCACTCTACAGTTTTATCCTCTAAGAATTCGTCATACTTCGTCATACCTTCAAACAATGAAGTGCATTGAGTTTTGCTTTTAATATCATACCATCTAACATCAGGAGGGGTAACGACAATTAGAGTGTCGCCAACTGAAAAGGAGTTAGAATGTTTTAGAACATCAAATGTAATATGTCCTAATGAGGAGGCAGCTTTACCATAGTTGGCTACTCTTTCACCTGTAAATTCTTGAATCCAGTTACTAAAATTCTTTTCGTTTTTCTTTAGGCCATATCCTTCAGCCCAACTATCACCAAAGACCCAGAACATTAATAGCTTCCGCCATCTAAATCCTCTTCTTCTAAATTTACAAAAGCACCCTCTTCTTTAAGGCCTTTAATAAATGCATCTGTGTCTTTTTCAAATTGTTCTATCATAAGATGTTTAGCCTGTTTCATATCATATGAAAACCCTAGCTGTTTAGCTGCCTGAACAAGTTTAGCTTTAGGCATCTTATGTAATTCTTCACCTGTCGGTATTGTAACTTCTTCAATAGGAACTGCTGATGTAACTTTTTCTAATACTGAAGGTTTTTGTTTCTTTACTGGTTTCTTCTTTTTAGCCTGGGCAAGTTCTCGTTTAAGATGTTTAATCTCAATTTCTTTTTCCATAATTTCTTTATGTGCTTCATCGAGTCTTCTATTTTGTTCTACTTCCAATTCATTGTAGATTGTAAGAGCAGACGATAAGCTAGACCTATCTTGCATAAGGCCTGAAATTTCGTCTCTTAAAACATCTACTAACTTTTCTAAGTAAAGTCTTTCTGTTCCTGTTGGTATTTTTATATTCATATTTTTCCTTATGTTGTATGGTGCTGGATGCCGGATTCGAACTGGCCACCTGAGGTTTACAAAACCCCTGCTCTACCTAATGAGCTAATCCAGCGTTTGTTTATTTATAGTCGTTTACTCGTGGTAATATCTTTGGATAAACCAAAATATAAATCAATTGTTGTAAGTGGTCCCCTTAGTTTTCATTATATAATATTTGTTCTCAGTTAAATATATCTTTTCTAAATTTGTATAGTATCCAACCTATTCCTACTGTATTCCAAATTAAAAATACTAAGAAAGCCCATCCCAGAGCTTCTAAAATCATTAGTCTTCCATTCCAAGGCGCTTCTTTGTTTTTTCTATCGCCGTTCTAGTTCTAACCGTTGTAGGGTCTTTGCGCCCATAATCCTGCGCTAGTTTAGAACCAGGTGCCTTATCAGCAATCTTTTGTAATACATCTTTAAACCCTGCAGGTGCCTTAGTCCTATCACCTGTGCCACCTATTAAACTCGGTGCAGATATCTGCTGTTTTAGATTTGGGTTGTCCTTCAAAAATTGTTCACGTTCGGCAAGTTTTATCAGTTTATCAAAAACTTCTCCTGTTTCAATGTTTTCAAATGTATATAGTGGCATAGTTACTCTATTTATAATATTTATAATGGTCGCTTAGGCATATAAGATATCTTTAATTAATATTTTATTTTTGTCCATTTGTTCGTGAGGTTCATCAACACCTGTGTTAAAGCCATAACACGTTTTACACGCTTCCAATGCTGTAGTTTGTTCCAACAGTTTAGTTAATTGTTCCTCTGCATCAGCGTCGTGTATATTTATTCTATCAGCATCAAAGTTAAACCTACTACATGATTCTTGTTCGTATAGTTTGTCCTTCATTAATGTTATTGGACACCTATAAAAATGTCCATCGTGAAATCCCCAGGTGCTATCCTTCATCCAGCAACTTGAAAATATTTCGTTTGCCTTTTCGTCTGACCATTTTTCAGTTGCCCACATTTTTTTGAAGTAACCTTGTTCTATGTTTACTTCCATACCTTTGGACTTAACATCTTTTTCATACCCCCTAAACTTATTGTATACCTCAGGGTCTGTAATATCATTACATTTTAAATGTGGATATTGTTTTAACTTTTCCTCTATCTTTCTAAACACTTTATCGTAGTTAATGTTTGTATTTTGATAAACACTAATATTTAAAATGTCTAATGCTTCCCAGAATTCATCTGGTTGGCTAACTAAGTTAAGACAGTTTGTAATAAGATTTGTTTTGTAAACAAGTCCACACTCCTTTGGATATTTCATAATTTCTATAATATCAGGGTGTGTTGTAGGTTCACCTCCACTTATTCTAACCACATCTAGTTTAAATAAGTCTTTCATTCTATCACAATCTTTTTTAAATTGTTCTAGATTAATAGCATGTTTACTTTTGAAATACGGACTTGCCATAGAACAGTTTTTACATTTTAGATTACAATCTAAAACGGGCCAGATTTCTAAGTAAGTTTTTTGTCTCATCAAATACCGGTTGGGCTAACCGTTTTCCAAACTATTTGGACTCCACGTCTTGTTAGTTCGTTTCTACATTTCATTTTTATTTTTGGTTTGCCATTAGACGAATTAATATATTCTATCAATTCTTCTTTAGGTGTTGACTTTATATAAAAATGAGTTTGTTTTACTTTACCTGAGTTTTTGTCTCTTATATCTTGGGAAGGTTTAAATTTTATTGGCATCACATTTCTCCATAATTTTCTATTATTTATATGCAGAAAAAACTTTTTAGCGTGGCTTTGGTATATCCTGTATTAGTTCCAAAGTTTCGTTTACTTCACCTGTAGTTAGATTTCCCAAAACATCATTAGTAATTGGGGTATCATAACAAAGTTCCCCTTCTTTTAAAACTGCTAACTCCCATAGGTCATCCTTACCGCCGTATGAAAAATCATGTTTTACTACTGAAGCACCATAACCATTTGGAAATTTGTAAACATATTGTTTACCGCCATTAACTTCATTTATTTCTGTGCAATACATTATAGTTTTTCTCCAACTTCAAATCCTCTAAATGTTTTAAAACGAGGAAATCTTAAACTGTAGGAACCATCTTGGTTTTGTGTAATTGCATCTGCTCTTACTTCAACCAACTGTCCTATTACTTTATCCTTAGCATCCCAGAATACATCTCTGTCGGTGTCGCTAAGTCCACTACCAACATTTACTTTGATAAACTGTCCATCATCTGTGCCTTCACAAATTAGTGCGCCGAGTCTACCCTCGTTTCTGCCTGTGCCTTCTTCGACTTCTGTTACTGTAAGAGTTACTTCAATAAAAGGTTTAATTTTTAACCAAGAATAACTTCGTTTACATTCATAAATTGAATCAACTGGCTTGACCATTAATCCTTCATAGCCTCTTTCCAAAGCCTCTTTATTCATATCTGAAAATTTTGCTTGTCCTTCAGGTGTATCTAAATTCATTCTCTCATATCCTACAGTCATTATAGGAAGTTGATTTAAACTAGGTGCCCTTAGTTGTTCTCTTCTTTGTAATAAAGTTTTAGTGCCTTTACCTGCTCTAAACTCCTCTAATTTAAGAACGTCAAAAACAGCTAAGTAAGCATCCTCAGTATTTACATCAGACTTCCTATGAACTTGTTTCATTAGAGTTTGAAAATCATCGGACATAACTTCGCCGTCAAATACATATCCTTCAAAAGCATCCCTACTTAGAGCCTTTTCAATATGTGGAAAGTTTGTAAGTAGTTTGCCGTTTCTACTGTAAAGTGTAGCACTGCCATTTTTAACAATAGCAATAACTCTTACACCATCATATTTGTATTCAACAATAACGTCACCTACCATTTTCTTTTCGTTTTTTGTGCCGTCATGTGCAAGCATGCAAGTAAACATAGGAATAATAGGTTCCTTACCTGCCTCTTTAGCCATCTTGTTAATTGTTTTTTCTGAAACACCACAACGTAAGTCCTTAATAAGAATACGTCTATACCAATCGTTCCATTGTAGTGTAGTAGATTTATTCATACAATTAATAATGGCTTCTTTGGCAGCGTTACCTGTAACTTCTCGATTTTGTAAATCACAAAGTAAACGTTCAAAATCAATCCAACTTAGACCAGGGCCCTCACTTTTGGAAATAGGAATATCCTTAACTCCAAATGTAATCATAGGGTCAAGTGCTTCTCTACAACCTAAAATAAATTCCTCATTATCTAGATGTTCGCCAATAATCTTCTCTTTAAATAAACGACTATTGTCTGATTCTAATTTTTTAATTATAATCCACGGTTTCATAAATTACCTCTCTAATAACTTACAGTATAAGACAACTATTCCTGGTTGTCAACTAATTCTTCAACAATTCCAAATATTTCTGCAACTAAAAACCCTATTCCAGCAAGGGCAAATCCACCCATTGCTAAGGCTAAAGCTGAAAAAATACGAATAACACTTTTAATAAGCGACATATTTAAATGATTTGCTTCAAAGTTCATCAGAATACTCCTCTTTTATTACGGTTTCAATATCATAGGAATCATATTTCTCATGCCATTGGGGATTATACATTCCCAATTTTGCCTCAAATCCTTTACCTGTAGATGAATAATCATCATAGTTCAATTCAAGTTCCTTGCCGTCATAAGCAATAGTTTCCACCAAATTCGCAAGGTCAGTTTCAACACTTCCAAACATTAATTTGGATTTATCAAACTCCTCACATTCTACATCTGCATACCAAAAATGACCTTTCTCGGCTGAGAAATAAGTAACTGCTGGTGTGCCGGCTTCATGTGTATCTAGATAACATTCCCTGCTATAAACATGAGTGCAGTCATCTAAATCAACATAAAATTCTGTATCGTCAATCTCTTCACCCTTTTCATCTATTTCATGGACTCTGAGTTCACAGTCTATCCATATACCATTAGAGTGTTCTATATCATCGATGTCGTGCCAATAAACTTCTTCTTCTTCGCCATTGAAAGATGGGCCCATTTCGTTATCATAGTCAAACGCTTTTTCTTCTAAATCGTGAGGGTCTTTGTCTTTAAAGTGGTCATAAAATTCTTGACTTACTTTTCCTATTGTAAGTTCTCCACCATAGCGCTCGCCATTTATTCTAAATGTTTTAGACACTGGTTATACCCCTTTTAGGAACGTGTCTATAGATAACTTTTTGTAAAGCGTCTTTTACTATAGGATTAGAACTATATCTTTCTTGCTCTAATAAAAAGCTAGCTGCCTCTGCTCTTGTCATTTCAGTAGGCAAAGCTGTAAAGTAAACGTCTGTATGGTCTTTAAGTTTTTTAACTCTGCCTACCATATCGTTACCGAATCTAGCTTTGGTTACACCTGTTGGTGTTGTAGAAACACCTGCATATAAAAATTTTTGATTAGTCATATATTTACCTTTAGTTTAATTAATACCATATTTTAACATCTTAGGAACCAAAAGTCAAGCATTTATTTCAAAAAATTCAAGTCTATGTTTATACGGAACTTGACATCTTGGATACTTAACCAATAGGTCACTACCCCTTTCAAATCTAACAAGTAGGTTTGGAAACTCTGTAATATCACAAGCTATGTAAATTATTTCTTTGGCGTGTTCGTGTGCCTCTTCTTGAACAAAAACTCTACCGACTCCACCCATCTTACTTGGCGCAAAACCTAGTCCACCTTTGGTGAAACATTTTTGGTCATACTTTTGTCCGCTTTCATCTATATGGTCATGTCCCCTACCATCTACGAAGGTAAGTTCTGGGAACCATATTTCTAATTGTCTTTCTAGGAAGTGTGATGACAATCTGCCATCTTTGAGAAGTTTATAACATTCTTTCTTTGGAATATCTCCAAAAGCAACGTTATCTATTATAAACCTATAGGTGTGGTTTAGTTGAATCATGTAAACATTATACACTCAATGATGTATAATGTCAAGCATTAAATGCCTCGGGGGTAAATGGACCTGCAGAGCATACCCCCTAGGACTTTACTTGCCAAATGCCTTGCCGGCTTCCGCAATTCCAAATGAACCTAAAGTTACAACTACGAATGAAGTGTAGATTGTATCTGATATTGGAAGGTCCTGCCCCCAATACCCGGTTACTAAATCTGTAATACCAAATGCTACCATCATAAAGAATGATGCAAATCCAATAATAGCTTTTTCATTGATATTGTTGTTATCTCTAAATAAAGAGCCAAAAGTAAATTTTGGTTCTGGTTTAGCCTGGTCAGCTGTAATTTTTAATTCTCTGGAAAGTTTTTCCATTTCCTTAATTTTATCATTAGCTTCATCTAGTTTAATAATGAGGTCAGTATATTTGTCCAACTCCATAGTTGCTTTGTTTTCTACGATGTCGTTCATTTTGATTTCCTCTTATCTATTGCTCTAGACCCAAACCAAAAGGAAATAATGGCAGCAAATATTGCTTTTGTATCTTCGTCCCATAAAATGTTTAGGGATTCTGAAACAGACATTCCTTGTGATAATGCTTCTGATAAAAGAGATACTTCAATGGCACAAAAAAGTCCAAAGAAACAATAGGTTATAACAGGCCTTACAGATTTCTGTAATCCAGCGATAAAACCAGTTCCTTTGTTAATTGAAATGTCGTGTTCAACTAGGCGTTCATGTTCTTTATCATGTGCCTGAGCCTGAAACATATTGAATTCTGTTTCTGACATTTTAGACTTTAATTCAGCCTGTAATTTTATTTTTTCAAGTTCAAATTTTCTGTCTGCTTTGTCTTTGAATCCGTCAATTATTCCTGGAATAACTGAACCACCAAGACCGAGAGCAGAACCTAATAGTCCGCTTAACATAATTATACCTCTCTTAAATAATGTATCGGTATAATATTTATACAAAAAGGGACTCCGAAGAGTCCCCAAAGATTAATACCAGGGATTTTTAGCAATATAATCAGGTAATGAAGACTCCTTCACTACACGAATATTAGCCTTAGGGCTTTGCTTTTCCTTGGATATTTCTTTTTTGACTGCACGTTTAATTAAAAGTGCGTTTTGATATTTAGTCATGTCAATCTCCGTAAAAAGATTGCGTTCCTTCGGTTTCATTACCTACTTCCGTCTCTTACGAGATGAACGTAATTAATGCGTTCCTTCGTCTTATGACTACTTCCGTCCGTTTGGATGAACGTATTATATTTATATTTAATCTAATTTAATACTGGAATAATCGTCAAGTTTTTTAAGAAAAGAGTTTTCACCCTGCCCTTGACCTGAGTCTTGGATTTGTTTTTGTGCTGAATCGTCTAAGTCAAACAATTTCATTTTACTTCTATCAACACCTATCATAAATCTTTTGTTTCTTGTAGGGTCTGAATATCTGTTCTTTAATTGTTTAACCATTATTTGTCCCATCTGTTCTAGTTCTTCTGTGCTAATCAAAGCAAACATTAAGTCTGCCGTTGCAGGCAAACCAAACGATTCAGAAGTATCTGTAAGTTCTACATCACTAGAATTATAACCACTTCTTGTTGTTTGTGTAGCAGAAACAATAGGAACATCAAACTCTACTGCTAAGCCTCTAAGCTCTTCTGCGATACTTTTAATAATTGTATAAGAGTTTGCAGAACTACCTGGCCTAAATCTACTACTTGTGCAAATGTTTAGATAGTCAATAAAAATAATATCAGGAACAAAGTTTCTTTTAATTTTCAATTCATCAAGTAGAATTTTAAAATGTCCGGCGTGTGCTGATGCTGTAGGATATTCTTTAATTACAAGACGACCTTCTATTTTCTTTTTAATCTTGTCAATTCTTTCATCAAACATCTGCTTAGATAAATCTTTTAAATCCTGTATAGCAATGTTCATCATATTTGCATCTATTCTTTCTGCAATTCTTTCTTCTGCCATTTCTAATGTAATGTATAAAACATTTTTGCCTTGTTTAATTGCTCCTGAGGACATATGACACATAAACAACGACTTACCTACTCCCGTGCCTGCAAGTGCTATATTCAATGTTTTGTTTGATAATCCACCTTCAGTAATTTTATTAAAAAACTCTAAATCGAAAGGCATTTTTTCTTCTAGTCTGTGATAAAAGTCAAAACGTTCTTCAGCATTTTCTATATAGTCATGTCCAACTGTAACATTAAAACCTATACTTAGGGCATCTGAAAGTATGCTAGGTAATGCATCAGGAGTCTTTTCACCTTTACCATCTATAATTTGTATGGATTCCATTATGGCATTGTAAACAGCTTTGTCCTTACAGAACTTTTCTGTAGACTCTAAAAGCCATTCCTCATTAACGTTATCTTCTATAAGTCCGTTAATTAAGGTTTCACATTTACCATATAAATCTTCACTAATGCTTCTATTTTCTTGTAGGGCTATAAGTAAGGCAGACTTACTAGGAGGGGAATTATATTTTACAACAAAGTTAGAAATAGTTTTATAAACTTCTCTATCTTCTACATCTAAAAAATAATCTGGTTTTAGAAAAGGAACAACCTTTCTAACATATTCTTCATTAAATAATAGGTTGCTCAGTATCTGTGTTTCTAATCTCATCTATAAATTCCTTTCTTATTATTTCTATACAGGGCTCGCATAGGTATACTTCGCCTTCCATTGTATTAAAACATATACCCTCATCATTGTCAAGGATATTGTCATCACAACGGTCACATTTACCCAATATCGTCATATGCTTCTGCAATGTCTTCCTCTGAAATTTCTTCCTGCATTATTTTGCCTGTTGAGATTAGATAGTGGTCTTCAACCCATTTTGTAAATGTGGCATCTGCTAATACAGGTAACCAGAATTCTTTACTATATGTTTCTTTTGTTCTAAACTTTTTACTGTCTGTTCCATCGGCAGCTACTTGATACCAGCCATTACTAGGTTTTACAACGTGACCCGATTCTAATGCTATATCTAAAAGACCAGACCATTTACTAATACCACCTTCAAAAGATACTTCAACTGGTATTTTACTTTTCTCTCTAACAAATCTAGACTTCTCAACATTAATTACAAAATCATAACCTGAAACATCTGAACCTGTTTTTTGTTGCCTTCTACCAATAATAAAAATGTTATCAGCAGAATAATAAATGCCTGTTCCACCTGAAACAATAGCTTTAGGAAACAATCCCATTTCTTGATATGTATGATTAACAACAACTGCTGGCAAATCTTTAATTGTTAAATGTGGTGTAATCATTCTGAATAACGACTTCATTTGTTTTGCCCTTGTCATATCAGCAACGCTTTTACCATCTAAGGCATCATCTACTTCTTTCTTACTAGCCAAGTTACCTACGGAGTCAACAATAATCATAACTCTGTCACCTCGCTCTAAGCCATTTAACTGCGACATAACATCATGCTTTAATTGTTCGATGTCTGTAATAGGTGTATGAATAACTTTATCAGTATCAATACCAAAGGAATCGAAATATCCTTGAGGAGCACCAAACTCTGAATCGTAAAATAAAATAACAGCATCATCATACTTGTCTAAATATGACTTAGCAAGTAACATAGCAAATGCTGTTTTAAAATGTTTACTTGGACCTGCAAAAACTGTAAGTCCTGGTGTTAGTCCACCATCTAATTTGCCTGACAATGCTACGTTCAAAGCAGGAACAGGTGTTTGTATCAAATCTTTTGTATTAAAAAATTTAGATTCGGAAAGTATTCCGGACTCCTTAATTGTAGAGTTCTTTTTAATTTTATCTAATAAGCTCATTCTTTTCTCCGAGATTTATTTAGTGTGAGGGCTACAGCCATTGGATTGTCATTATTATAACATAAAGTAGATATGTGTGTCAAGTCTTTTGGAAAACAATTTCCGCCAAAACCTAACTGACCATCTGGTCCTGGAACTTGCCAATGTGTTCCACCCAGCCATATATCTTTTTCTAAAAGATTGGCTACTTCATTATATTTTATTCCATGCTGTTCGCATATTTCATAAAAATCATTAGCAAGTGCAACCCTCATGGCTAAAGAGGCATTCCTTGCTAACTTAAACATTGAGGCACCCTTTGCCCCTAATACGGTTGGGGATTTTATATCCTTAAATGTAGAAACAAACCCCTCGTGAACTTCTCCTGGAAACCCTATAACTAAAGGTAAATTAGGATTATCTACATCCTCCTTCCAAGAACGCTCACGTAAAAACTCTGGCATAATAATAGCATCAGGAAACTTTTCCACTTGGTCAGGACCTATTGTGCTTCTTATTACTGTTTGTTTATCCTTAAATTGTTCATATACTTCTTCTAGTATAGAAGTATCTAATGTGTTATCTTTTAGTGGAGTAGGGACGCACAAAAACACATAGTCTACCTCACTAACCTCAGTATCAAAGCCTAAGGGCGGGTCATATATGCTTATTTCAGCATTTACTTTACTTAACAGATATTCTGTAGCCTTTCCTACAAAACCATACCCTACGATTAATGCTCTCATCCAAATAAATCCTCAAGTGTAGCTACAGGCTTTGTATTCCAACCAAGTCCTTTAGCAATAGTATTAAGGGGTTCTGTAAATGCTTTATCAAAAATTAATTCATAATCAACCATATCATGTAAGTTAAATTCCTTAGGCAGTTTACTGGAAAATGCTATAGTATTTTCACCTATCATATTAGGCTCTTTTAAATACAAAAATTTAACCTTATCCCCATCTTGTATTTTTTCGTATTTATTACCTAACTTATTCTGTTTAATCATATGATTATATAACAGAGCTCCTCTAACATGAATAGGAGTTCCTTTATTGTATATGTCTGCGACCGAGGTATATTTTTCTAAATTGTTACATCCTCGAGGAAATGCTATTTTCTCTGGACTCATTGTTTTAAACTCTTCCCAAGTTTTAGCAACAAAGGCCTGTAATTGTTTTTCATCTTCAACTAAGCAAAGCCTTACTGCCTCTCTCAGACTTTTTCTAACAGGAGCAGGAGTAGAACTTCTTACAATTTCTAAACCCATAACTTTAAGTTTAGGTTCTGTATATCTTACACCTTCGTTATCATAAACATTAAGTGCATATCTTTTCTTCGCAACCCAGATACCTCTATCAGCGATTGCCTCACGTTTAAAGAATATTTTTTCCTCAAAGGCATTTGTATATTCCGCAAGTTTGTGCATTGCTTTATTAATTGCCTTCTCAATTTTCTCCTCACCTATTTTGTCTAAGTTATCTATAATTTTATCTTTAGGCAATTTACTAAAAAACTTTTGAACAAGTTTGTCCATTGTAATATAGCAGGAGTCTGTGTCTGAATAAAAACTATACATTTCATCTTGTGTATCGCATATTTTATTTAGATACTCATCAAGTGCCTTGGCAGTTTCCCTGATGATGAACTGACCTGTCATTGTAATACCTTCTGCTATTCTATCGTCATAGAAGCGAAAGTATTCGTTTGCCAAGGCACCGAATAAACTATTAAGTTGAATTTTTCTAGCCATCTGAAAATTGTTAAACTTAGCAATGTTATTCAGATGTTTATCATCTTTGTCTTGTTCGTGTGCCTTTTGTGCCTGTTGCATCAATTTCTTATATCGTTGTCTATCATCAAAAAACTTTTCTACTATCTCAGGAAACAATCCTTGTTTTTCTTTTGTAAATTGTTGACCATTAGCTGCCATAGCATACTTGCCAACTTTTACTGTTTTATCTAATAATCCTTCTACTGTGCTATCTAACATACCTGGAACTAAAGTATCTGGACTCATATTATATTGCATAATAATACTAGGATATAGACTTGTGGCATCGAAGGACATTACCCAATCATATTGTCCTGGCATTGGTTCTTGAACATAGGCACCTTCAATACGTCTACCTTGTGTTGTTTTACGTTGAGGTATCATTATGTTTTTATCTAACAAATGATTATATAATAAACAATCCCATGTTCTTACAGCTGAGAATATATCATTAAAGTTTGCCTTAGCATCATAGGTCATTGTAGCAATCAGTTCAATAAGTTTCATCTTATCTTCCAATTCATCTACAAGTTTTGTATCTATAATGTTGTAGTCAATAAATCTATTCCAGTCATTTTCATAAAACTCTTTAAATGTATCAAAGCCACTTTCTAATTTGTTTTTACCTAGTTCTACTTCTGCAATATAATCTAATTTGTAGGATTCTTGTGCTGTGTAAGTAAACTTTCTATATAAGTCTAAATAGTCTAATTGTGAAACCCCCTTAATATCATATGCTAAGAGCTCCTTATTATTCATTCTAACATTTCTTTTTCTAGTCATGCCAAACGGACTTAGGGTATTCTTAGCATCATTGCCAAATACTTTATCAATACGAGAAACAAGATAGGGAATATCAAATAGTGTGGAGTTCCAACCTGTGATAATGTCTGGGTATTCATCAACCCACCATTGCATAAACTTTTCTAGTAAATCATGTTCATCATCACATACGGTATAATTTACATTTAAGTTTACAGTTTCTTTACCGGGCTTCCATTCTCCGGAGCCCCATGTAAAGATTTCTTTAGTGTGATTATTTATTACAGTAATAAGCAACACTTCATCGGTTGGATTCTCCACACTCGGGAATCCGGAGTCGGCTCTAGTCTCAATATCAATGGACCAAATGCCTAACTTTGTTAGGTCAAAGTCAATTTCTCCGGGATAGATTGTGGACAGATATTGATAAGTCATATCTGTTTGTCCGTATATGGGATAGTTATCTATGCCCTTATATTTTTCTAAAAACTCTTTTGCATCTGTGCAATTTTTAAATCTTACAGGCTTTATTTCCTCACCATACAAACCTTTAAATTTTGAAGGTTCATTAGAACGAACATAAAGGGTAGGTGTAAAGGCATGCTTTTCAATAAACTTTTCTCCTTCACGTATTCCGCGAACAAGAACTTTATTGCCGTATTGCCAAGCATAAGAATAAAAATCACTCATAGCCTAATTATATAGACAAAAGTCGTAGAAGTCAAGTAGATAGACTACCAAACTATTTAATTGGTTGTATTTTCTTTTCTTGTGGCATTATAACTGATGAACCATATACTCTATTGTATTCATCAATTAAATTTCCTACAGGTGACATAATTGCAACTACATGATTTGGCATAATGCTAACTAATGACTTTTCAGCATAAGGGGCATATGGTGCCAATGCAACGTTGAATTTTCCTTCTTCGGTTGGGTGGGGTTGAATAATAACAACTGCTGGTTTTTCAACTTGAATAAGTTGTCTACCTTCAATTTCTAAATCACTAACTTTGCCGAGAAGTTCTTCTCCTGAGGAAAGTTTAACAATCTGTAATTGAGATGGTTGTTTGGTTTCTACTTTTTTACTCATAATATATTCCTTAAGGTGGTGAGGCCTTTATGACCTCACCTATATTTATTAACAATTACTGCTAAAGTGTTGTCTGACTTTAACCGTTTTATTAACTAAGTTCTAAATTATAAACGAATAATCCATCATTGTTAAAATAATTATCCATTACAAATAACATGGCATGAAAAATTACTTCTGGGTCAAAAGCATTATCTTTTACTCCTGCTTGGTCAAGTGTTAAGCCTGATTTAATAGGACCTAACTTCATATTACATATTTGTTTGTCTAAGCAAAAGTTATTAAGATTTTCTTTAGTTCTTCGGTAATGTTTTTGTTCGTCGTCTAAATATATATTTTTAGTTGCGAACAATTCATCGGAATATTGGTCGATTGTGCTGCCTATATTAATTAGCAATACTTTATCGTTACCCGTGCGAAACATTTTAAAAGTGTCCCAGTCTGAATAATGTCTACCATACAAGTCCATTAGCATATGCATTTGAGCATCGTCCCATCCATCAAAGTTGTAAGCGTTGTTAATTATAACATCACACTCACTAGACTCTTTTACAATGGTTTGTCTGTCCTCTGCATCTGAAATATCATATCCTGAACTTTTAGAAAACCCAATAACATCGTTACTAAGGTTCTGTAAACTTTCAAATACAAGTTTGCCGAAACCCCTTGTATGTCCAATGACTGCTATCTTTTTATTCGTTATCATTTAGTTCTATTTTATTTTTACCGTTCTAGGCTTTTTCTCCTCTGGAATAATTCTTTCCAATGGAATTATTAGCATCCCATTCTTTAGAGAAGCCTCACCAACTACGACATCATCTGCTAATGCAAAACTTCGTGTAAAGTTTCTATTGGCAATTCCCTTATGGAAAAACTCTTTACTTTCGTCGCTAGTTTTTGACCAAACAACAAGTTGATTATCCTCAGGTTTATGCTCAATAGTCAAATCAGATTTATCAAAGCCAGCCACAGCCAACTCAATCACAAATTTTTCATCTGATTCTTTAATGATGTTATATGGTGGATATCCAGTGCTTGGAGCAATTTGTCTTAAATTGTGAAATGCTCGGTCGAACCCGACACTGAACGGTGAAATTTCGTCTAATAGTTTTTGCATATCAGACGCAATATAGGTTTTAATGCTATTCATATTTTTCTCCTTTTAAATAAGCAAGTTAATATTATACCAACCCTTACGGCGTCAGTATACTTTATTTATAATGTTTCTTTTCTAAATTTCAAGCTTTTTGGTCATCAAATACGAATTAATTTAATTAACCAAGTTCCTAAATCAAAGTTACTCCAAATAACTTCTCTAGGATTTTTGTGATGTCTTGTATGCAGTCCCTCACCAAATGCTACTACGTTTAGCCAGCCGTCTTCGTGGGTGTTACCGCCTCTATGTGAATATGAGGCAATAAGTGCCATCGCAAATTTTGAAAGTCCGGCTGCTACCAAATATATTAAAGCCCATATAGGATTTATTAATGCTAATAGTGTAATAAAGCCATAGATAATTAACAAATAATTATCTGCTTGAAACTTGTAAACTGGACTTTGTAATTCGGGTTTACAATACATCAATACTCTTTTCATAAACTGACGTTTACTATTTCCTGCCATGAGAACAGCAGTATTAAATAAACAATTCCATATGCCAGCATATTCAGGTGAATGGGTGTCCTCTGGTTTGTCGGCGTATCTGTGATGATTGAGATGAGCGCTTTTCCAAGCAATTGCTGAGGAGTTTAGTGCAAATCCACCTAAGAATAAAAGTATATATTCTATTGTTTTGTGGGTTTCAAACCCTCGGTGTGTTATAAGTCTATGATATCCAACTGTGGAACCTAGTTGTAATAAAACGTAAACAAAAAGAACTGCTAGCCAATTTTGCCATGTGCCTAAAAATGCTAGTGGAATAATGCACGCCAGACAGACGTAATGTAGGATATTAATTTGAAGAGCTTCAGTTTGCCTTAGTCTTTCTTTCCAATGTTGTATTTTGTTACTAATTCCCATTCCCCTTTCTCTTTATATGGTAGGATTTTGACCTGAGTTAGTGGACATCTATCCTCAAATTTTTCAGGTTCTAGAATAGATAGAAGTTTCCATTGCTGTAATAATTCAGCAATCATATTACGTCTCTGGATATCCAAATCTTCAAAGTCGGCTGGTTTGCCGTCTAATGCAAAAAGTTCTTTGAAGTGGACAATGAAGTATCTGCCCTGTTTGTGTAGTATATGACAAGACTGATACAGAACTTTATCCTTCTTAGAAGCAACTCCAATCCTAGATAAAGTTTCTCTTATCTTTAGGAAATCATCTGCATTATGTAATTTGATTTCTAATGGACTATAACCAGGGTAATCAATTTTAAAAAAATCTTCACTCATAGGTATATTCTTGTATAAGAATATTTATAAGTTTCTTACTTTCTTTATCTGGAAATCCTCCTCGTCTATTCCTATTGCTTCATAAAAACCATTATTCCACTTTTTCCAAATGACTCCTCGGTTTTCCATTATCAGTTTTTCAGACACATATTCAATTGAATCAATTGAAGTATCAACCATTGTTTCTTGTGTCCATACCGTATACCCAGCATCCATTAAATTTACTATCCCTAAGTCTGCATAATGTAAGCACATTTGCCACGCTGCCCCAATAACTAATATGTTTGTATTGCCCTCAATTTTTTTAGGAATAAGTTTAATGTGTTCTTCTAATCCCTCGAGAGTTGTTACAGCTTTAATAGGTGGGACTATGCCTTTAAGTAAGTCATCTACTAAATGTAAATCACAACTAACTAATATGTTTGGAGATTTTTGAACAACGGATTCAATCTGACTAGCTATTCTTCGATAAAGCCATGGTGGTTTTTCTGAAAATTTTTCTTTTAAATACCAATCCTTTCCCCAAGGGTCAATAATGAGAATAACATCAAATTCTACTAGTGGATTCACTTTCCGCCTTTGTTGAGTCTTTTTTCTATACCTGCAAATTCTTCATCTGTAAGCAGTCTGAGAGCCTCGGCTGCTTTAGTATTGTTATAGCCATAATATTCTTTTAAGATTGCTAACTTTTCTTCTCTTTCGGGCTTTAGCCATTTGTTATATCTTTTTCTTTTAGATACTATACCGAGTAAAAAGTCATATTGCATCTTTTTATCTAAATGCGGACGTGAATTTACTTCGTTACCTGCAATTACTGTATCAGGCCCATAACTTAGTGCTTTGTTTACTATGTAAGGGTTGTATTGTTTTTCTGACCACTCATCAACAATTAAATTTTCTTTAGTAAAGTTAATGCTATTGGCAAAGTCAAAAGGACTTATTGCTTTTTTCTTTTCTACAAATTCTGACGGGTCTACGCCAATAACAGCGTCACCAAAGCCATCTAGAATACCTGTCATAGTGCAAAGTTAAAGCTAATAGTCGTTACGTTATCACTAATAGGGTCTTCAGTATAAACATTACCTAAGGATAACTTTAATTGTTTTGTTAGTTGAAAGTTAAAGTATGTTTCATTCCTAACATAATCAGTATCGCCTGTTTCTATCAAATACTTATTTGTAAAACTTAACTGGTCAGCAAGTTTATAGAAAAACCATAAGCTGTTTCTCCAAATAAGTTCATCGCCTAAATCTGTATTCAAGTTTAGAAATGTAATTTCATTTGATGCTTTAAATTTTTCTGTTCTCAAAATTTTGTAACCATATCCTGCACCATATGTTGTTCTTGTATCCAATGTTCTGTATTCATCAAAGTTATAACCAACATTACCAATTACATAATGTTTATCTGTAAGTGTAAAAATACGTTTTACATTGAGAAGACCTTCGTTTCTCATTTCAACATTATTTTTTTCTGAATAAAAATAATTTCCTTCTACTTCTGTCTGCCATCTGCCTACTTCTTCTTTGAAGTCTAATGTTAAGTTAAAATTAGAACTTCCGCCTTTAAGGAAAGTTCCGCCTATACCTACACTATTTGCTAATGCCATATTAGGCACCAACATTATAAAAATTAAAATTTTACTTAAATTCAACATTTGCCATAATCTCCGTTAAACAAGCAGTTAAGTTTATTTCTTGGTCGGCAACAAAACTACTCTTATATTGATAGTCCGCAATAATTAAAACTAACTGCGGAACCTGTTTTACTTTTTCCATTAAAGTATCATATACTTTTCTATAAATTTGTTGAGGGTCTGACTCTACATTATTCGCAACCCATTGTCGCATTTTCTTAAAGTCTTTATCCTTAATTGAATCTACTAAAGCCTTTGTATTTATTTCAGATAGGTTACTTAATATACCCTCATCAATAACACCTGAGGAGCCATATCTTTGTAATTCATTAATTACTCTCCTATAATCAGGAAAGTGTTTCATTAGAAGTTCTGCTAGGACTTTCTCAGAATATGTAACTTTGTTATCATCTAAAATATGACACATTCTTTTTAAGAACTTAGATGCCATCTTAGCTTTTTGCCCATTAACTAATTTAAAGTCAATTACAGTTGTTCTACTGTGCAGAGGTTGTATAATTCTATTTTTAAAATTACAAGTAAATATAAACCTACAGTTTTTACTAAATTCCTCAATAAATGCCCTAAGTGCAGGTTGTGTAGAATTAGGATTTAAGTAATCTGCCTCATCTAATATTACAACTTTAGGTTTACCTTCAAAACTTACAGTAGATGCAAAGTTTTTAATCTTAGTCCTTAGCACATCGATACCGGACTCTTCGGAACCATTAATTATAATACTATCACAGCCTAATTCATTACAAAGAGCGCGTGCTATGGTTGTCTTGCCTGTGCCAGCTGTGCCACATAATAACATATTTGGAATTTCTCCTGCCTTAACAAAGTCTCTAAAAACTTTAAGTTTTTCATCTGGCAAAATACATTCATCTAAAGTCTTGGGCCTATATCTTTCGACCCATAAAAATTCTTGATTGTCCATTATTTTGATTTCCTTACGCGCGCGTATTTTTCTGAGGAAATTTTTTGGGCTCTTTTTCTATAAAAATCACTTCTACTTTTTGGGCCCAAGTTTTTCCTCAACACCTGCACCATCCTGCAGACTTATTTCTATGTTTCTACCCCAGCCATTTTCCTTTAACCACTTTAGCACATGGTCAGGACTTGATACATTGTAGGGGTCTTCACTTGCATTATCCTTTAGTCCTTCCTCAACAAACATCTCATGTATGTTCATGTCGTTCACTAACATAGCATATCTCCATGACCTTACACCGAAACCGAGGTTATCTTTTTTGACATCCATACCCATGTAAGTTGTCCATATTGCTGAGCCATCAGGTAACACTTTTACGTTCTTTAACTTTTGGTCTTCCGCCCAAGCATTCATTACAAAGGCATCATTAACAGATAAACAATAAATTTCATCTACGCCTAACTTGTAAAATTCCTCTGCCAAAGACTCATAGCCTGGTAACTGCTGATTAGAACAAGTGGGTGTAAATGCACCTGGTAGTGCGAAAACCAAAACTTTTTTATTTTGAAAAAGGTTTTGTGTAAGTGTTTCCTTCCACTCACCTAGCTCCCTCAACTTAAAAACAACCTGAGGGATAAATTGAATTTTAGTTCCTTCTGCCATATTAACCACCAATAACTGAATTGGGCTCTAATGCTAACCAATAGTTAGTATCTTTAGTTGTGCTAGACAAGTGCATAAATTTCTTTTCTGAAATTGTAACATTATAGTTACCAGGAACAACTTTAAAGTTTTCCACTGCTAGTCTTGCATCAAAAGTTTTATCAGTATCGCCTATCACTTGTCTAAAAGCATTACTTCTAGGAGTGCTAGGGTCACCGACTGTAAGAACCGCTTTTCCATCTTTGCCAACAACACTTAGCATAGGTGCGCTAACTACGGCAGCTGCCTTCATTATCATATCTACTTCTTCCTTAGATAAAACAAAGTCGAAGAATGAATCTACTTCAATTGTTTTGTCAGGTGCAGATACAATTATACTCGGGTCAGCATAAAAGTATTCAAACTGCGATGAACCTTTAGACATAGTAATCGACTCGTCGCCTAGTTCTACATCTGTATCTTCCATCAAAGTTAAAAGTGCGAGTAAACTGTTTAAATCATAAACAGCAAACTCTTTGTCAAAAGTTTCTGATACCTGAGCCCTTGCAAAAATATTTTTACCTGTGCTAATAGTAGAAAGCATGTTGCCTTCTCTAATTAAAATGTTAGTATTAATAGTTGCGAAGTTCTTGAGGACATCAAGAGTTTCTTTAGATATTTTCATAATATATTATCTCCAAATAATTTTATAGTATTATAAAGGATTGGTATGCCTAAGTCAACCACTTAGATGACCAATTTTTTCAACCAGCGTCTGCTCATATGTTTCATTCCACAAATGATATAGACACCATTGTTTAGTGTGTTTAATAATGCAAGGGCCAAATCTTGTAAAAGGAGTTATCCTAATACCCGGCTCTCTAAAATGTTTTTTATGCCATACACCGTCATTTTTATTTTCTGCTATAAAGGCATAGTTTGAATGTCTATCAGCTCTATTGAAACGTTCGTTTCGTTCCATTAGAAATAAATTATATTCATTAAATGTTTCTATAAATCCATGGAAGCCATCTTCTTCTGCTTTGTCCAACAAATAATAAAAAAGATTATGTCCGCTATCTTTTGAAAGAGCTTTTGTTGTTTGCTTGTTATAAAATCTACTAACAATGCAAACGTTCTCATCAAAGTCTGCTGGATAATATCCTACACCTGAATGTAAATCTTCAGATACAATATACAATCCGTTTCCATCAAATCTTTTTTCTATAAAAATTGTATAGAGCAAAGTATGAGATTTGTTTTCCCAATCTTCAACATCTATATTATCGTTTGTTAAGTTGTTAGCTGTCTGTTGTATTAGACAAAATTGTTTAACTAACTCTATGTCTGAATTTGAATTAATTCTGTTGTATGTCATAGTCTAATATTATACGCATCCTTTCTTCCTCAGTCAAATTTGAGATGACCGATTCATATTCAAACGCTTCCGCATCATATTCACCTTCATGGATTCCTTCCCAAAATATTTTTTCTTGTTCTGGAGTAAATGTATTATCCACAAAATCTGATAATGTGCCAGCACCGTCGCTTCTGTCATATAAGTAAATGTCTTTATCGTATACTATCTTGCCTTTTATATTACCCTTAGAACACTCTAAGGCTAGGTTTACTTGTGCCTGAACATCATCTAGTCCCATTAACTTGTCGGAAAATTTAAATGCTCTAGCGCCCTTCTTAGAAAGTCCTACAATCCTTTGGACTATGGTTTCATGGGAATACGCTTGAGCTATATCTCTCATTGTTTTGTAAAATGTTTTAAACTTATCTTTATCCGTAGCAAATTCCTTTCTTAGTGTTTTAGGAAACTGCCACTCCAGCATGGATAATAGTTTACGTTGTGGGGTGTAAACATCTGTTAAACAACCTACATAATCAAAGTCTTCTAAATGTTCTTTAATTCTTTCTATGCCACCCGGCATATAGTAGTCGTCCGAATCTATAAAAGTAAGATGGGTGTAACTTGTTTTCAAAAAGTAATCGAGAACTGATTGTTTACCTAAGCCGGGAGTTCCGTTTGAAAGAGTAATTGCAAATTGGGAAATGTCCAACTTAGCATTTAATACTTCTTGAACATAGTCTTTGTTAAGAGTATTAATAATTAAAACTGCATCATCACCTACAGTTGTTAGGCAACGTTTAGTTTTTTCTAAATCCTCAGAACTAAGAACGGCTGTTAATAATTTCAAGATATTTCTCTCTTCGTTTGTTTAAATTTTTATGTTCAAGTTTTGTTGTTTGCCATATGGCTTGGTCGTCTGTGAAAAACTTTTGTGCTTCCTCAGAAGTTAATGTCCACCCCTGACTTAACCTATGCATACATCTAATGATTGCAATATCCATATGAGTAGTAATACCTGTAAACTTTATTATTTTATTGTCCACTACGTGTTCAAACAGTTCGTGCTTATGAAGTTCTTTATTACTATCATATGCTGACATACAATCTACATAATCTGTAATTGCCCACCAATCATGTGGATGTGAACATGGTTTCTTTGATAATGAAATTACTGCATCGCCCCATGTGAAAAACCAAAAGTTAGTATTCGACCACGAATCTGTTTCGTCGATAACAACCGAATCGGAAACATCTTTTTCGTTTCCAAAGACTTCTTGTAATGTGGGTAAAAGTTTTTCAGGTTCAGGTGAAAACATATCAAAGTCTAATGGTTTAACACCTAGATAGGAATCCTTAAGGGCACCTCCTGATATAAAGAAATATGGTTGGGGTCCTTGAGATAGGATTAGTGCTACTAAATTTTGAACGTAATGATACATGATATAATGGGGAGTTTAACTCCCCAAATTAAAGAAATTTATTATGTTATGATTTCTTTTGTTGCTGAAAGAGCAGAATCAGCTTCGATTAAAGATTTAACATCTTGACCTGGTGTAATACCTAATTCTGTTGCCTTGTCTGCACAAGCGGTATTGAAAGCATCTAATTGTGCTTGGTCTTCAAAAATTAAAGTAACTGTTTGAGTTAATCCATCTTCAGAAAACTCCTCGGTAGCTTGAACCAAATTGTCTGCTAACCATGTGCTTCTAAAAGTTGAAAAATCAGAATTACTATAACTAGGAAAAGCTGTGCCTAACTCTGTTCTGTTAATAATATATCTTTTAACTACTGACATTTAAGTCTCCTAAAATTAGTTTTTGTTTCTATATTTATAATCATGGTGATATAGAGAAATCATTCCATAATGTATTACTTTTAATAAATCAGCTCTATTAAACCCATCCTTTTTTCCATAACGTTGGGCATACTTCATAATGTTTCCAATTAAGAATCCATCACCATGTCCACTATCAATAATAAATTCAGTTGCCTGAAATTTATTTTGACTATAATGCTGGGAGTATGTGTTGTCCACATACTCCTTTATTTCTTTGAGGGTTTCACCCTCATTATATTTATAATTAATATTGTTCTTCTTGAACATCACTTTCCTCAGTTAAATCTACTTTTGCATCTACTTTATTGTAGAGTTCAATAAATGCTGACTTTGTGTCCTCATCAAATCTGTTTACACAAAGTTCAATAGCCTTTACTCTGTCATTAAACATGGCATAAGCATTTACAATATGCTCTAGTCTACGTGTTGAGATTAACTCGTCAATTGCACCTTCATAAAATGTCTTACGAATTACTTCAGCCCATGTTACTAAGTTTTCTGCAAACTCAACATCTTCAACATTTGCCTTTGCCATTTTATTTAGTATGATTTTCTTCTCATTTGCCGGAGTAGGGTATTCCTGTTCGACCGTTATTGCAAACCTTTCTAGAAATGCTTCGTCTAACATTTGTGCTGACATAAACTTGCCATCTTCTGAACCACGTCCTTTTGTATTCGCGGTTGCTATTACGTTGAAGCCATGTGCTGGATGCACAACTTCGCCTGTCTTTTTATTAAAGTAAGGCTTGCCTTCTAGTATAGCCTGTAAGCACATCAACTTGTTAGAGCCTCTATCAATCTCATCTAATATTAAGATTGCGCCTCTTTTCATTGCTGTTAATACAGGGCCTTCTCTATAAACAACGTTGCCATCAACAAGTGTATTGCCACCAATCAAATCATCTTCATCTGTTTCAATGCTGATGTTTACCCTAAGTGCTTCTTTGCCTAACTTCGCACACGCCTGCTCGACCATTGTTGTTTTACCATTACCTGACAATCCAGAAATAAATGTAGGATAAAACATTCCGGATTGGATAATTTTATTTAGGTCTTTAAAGAATCCAAATGGGACGAACGTCTCGTCTTTTGTTGGAATTAAATTATCTACTTCCACTTCTAGTTTTGCCTGTGTTACGACCTTTGGGTCTGACTCAATAGTTGCAATTGGTTGTTGAACTGGTTGCTCAACTTTACTAACAACATGGAGTGCTGGGTTAATAGAATATTGATTATAGCCTACTTTGTTTTCTTTAAAAAACCAGTGTGGATATCTCAATCCGTTTTCCTCAATCACCTTAATGACATCTGCTCTTTGAACGCTAGCAACATTTGGAAATGTTTCTGCTAATGCGTTTAAAAATGTTTCTTTATCATAGTTCATAATATATTTACCTCTCTTTTTTATTAACTATACCACATATGATACAGTCAAATGCAAAAAATGTCAAGCATTTTATGCAACTTTTTCTATAAATCTATTTACAAAAACTCTTGTTTTGTTTTTGTTGCCTTGGAACTTTTTAAATCCTCTTAACAAATCACCTTTCTTGTTGGACTTAACTTCTAATTCATCTTCACTAACTTGAATGTTCTTACCATTTTTAATTATGAACTTACTATCATATTGTTCAAAGTCTGTTAGTTCAACAAAACCATTTCTTAACCAGTCCTTTTTCCAAGCTACCTGAAATTCTTTTTCGCCTTTGCTCCAGCCATACTTTTCAGTAAACTCTCTTTCAACATCATACTTACCAAACCTGCCTATGTGAAAGTTGATAAGTCTAGAATCAGTTTCTTGTTTAAACCATTTCTTAACTAACTCATATTGAATAGCTTTATCTCTAGTATAATATTTCTCACCCTTGTGAATAATAGTTTTGCCTTTTTTCTGTATCGCAAATCCATTATAATTTCTGCTATCAAAATATTTATCTTTACCACATTCTACTCTTAATTCGCTTGTAGGACCTCCGTCGGTTAGCAGTATTGTGTTCATTACTTCGACCTTGTGTTGTTGCCTAAACTTTCTAACAAGTTCAGTAGCAATGACCATAGTCTCAACTAGGGGTGTTCCGCCTAGTCTAAATTGTGTAGGTAAGTCATAACCATTACAACATAACTCTGTAACTCTAGGATTATATCTATGCTCATAATAACTATCATGGTTGCTATATGATGCTCCTACCATTAATAATGTTTTGAACATCTCATTATATTTTCCTTGATTTAAGTTTGAGCTAAGTAAATGATTAATTTTTATATCATCTTCTCTAATCATTAATTGATTTAATTTTCTACCGCCCTGTGCCTCTTCCAAGAGTCTTAAATGTTTTTCATATGAAAATTCCTCATTTTCATCTCGGTATCTTCTGCTTTGGCCTGTAGTAAATGAATAAACATCAAATGGTATGCCTACTTTCTTACAAAATTGTGCTTGTATTAAAACTTGTTCTAAGGTCGCTGCTATATCATTTTGCATAGAACCTGAAAAGTCAATTATAAAAACCATACCATGATTTTTGCCTTTAGGAATAATTGTGTTTGAAAGAAATACATCTTCAGTTAATCTTGTAGCCCAAAGTTTATCAACATCTAACTCGCCTGTTTTAGAAGTTCTAGCTTTCTTTAATTGTGATGCCTGTCTTCTAAGTTCAAATTGTTGAACAAGTGCTGAAATATATGCCTTGTTTTTGTTTTCGAATCTTTTGAATAAAATTTGTTTTGCTTTTTCTATAGGAACAATATGTTCTGCCAACGACTCATCTATTCTTACGAACATATTAGAGCTCCATTTTGTATCTAAAAGCTCGTTAATTGAAGTTACAAAATAATCTAAATCTAATTTTGTTGGCATTGTTACATACTTCGGAGGAAGTGCGTCTTTATCAATAATTTTATCTTCATTATTTCTAAAGTTTTGGTCGGTAATTGAAACAGGCTCTTCTTCTCCGCCTTGCATACCACCACCGGATGTAGGATATGATTCGTCTTGTTCTTCCTGCTCTTCTTGTTCCTCATCTGAATCTTGTGATTGCCCACTACCGTTATCCTCTTCCTCGTCTTCTTCATCTTCATCTTCAGGTATGCTAGTAAAGTAATCATCGAAGTCTGGATTTTCTTCTTCCTCTTCTTTGTCCTGTTCTTCAGGTTGTTTCATTGTTTGTTGAATTATTTTTTCTAATGCTTCCTGTTCGCCCTCATCATTTGAAGCTCTATCAAATAAATCTTTACATACATTAACAACTTCGTCCCAAGTTTCTACAACATCAATCCTATTTAGGAATTCTTTTTCCTCATCTGTGAATTGAATAGCTAGCATTGAACCTACTTTGTAATGTAGATTAATTCTATCG